CGCGACGTCACCCTCTCGGTCGCCGGTCAGACCATCACCGCGAGCCAGCCCATCCCCGCAGACGAAGCCGACACCCTCACCAAGATCAAAAACTCAGATGCGCACTAAATTGGCCCAAGTCGGGTGGTGTCCGTTTCCGTGGCGCTCAAGGCTGGGAACGATGATGCTCGCTCACCGCACGAGTGCGCAGCGCAATGCTTCAGAGCGACTCAGCGAGGCACTGAACGAGCGCGCCCGCTGACACCGACGATGAGCCCGAGGACGGTTGCACTCGACTAGCGCTACGCGGTCGGTGTCGCCAGCGACACCATGACAAACGCTTCGGTCTGCCGCTCGTCGGCACGTAGCGTCAGGTTCCGCTCTCCACGCTCTCGTCGTGGCCGTAGTTGCGCAGTTGTCTCTCCGTCTCGTCTTTGAGATCTGTCAGTTCGGCTAGGAGCAGCGCTTGCTCCGGCGACAGCGGGCTACCAGACCGGGCCTGAGTACGCAGGTCGGCGATCCTGCTCGACAGCAGGTCCACACACAGATTGGCGGCCACGTCGAAGCCCTCACCGAACACCTCGGCGTCGTGTCGGTCGACGACGTCGTCTCTGATGTCCTTGAAGAAGGTCGCTATCCTGCTCATCGTTGCTGTGCGCTGGTTCGCTCTCGGAGAATCGGTGGTAGATGTCTCGTCAAACTAGCAGACATGCCGGCTCATCCAACGTCTACGATCTTACGCCTGACCTTGTCCACCTTAGAATGACAGCTCGTTGTCATCGACCCGTTGAGGAACGAGCCCATCATCTGGGTGCTGAAGTGCTGTAGACCATGCCTTGGTCACCGACATCGTAGGGCTGTTCGGCGCGTACTCCTGCGCCATCTCGCGAACCTGCATCATTACAGGCACTTGCGCAGAAACGCCGGCCAGCACGCACACTCCCGTCGGCAAGATCGGAAGCGACTCGAACGAGACACGGTCCAGGTAGGCGACCGCCTTCTCAACGGCTCGGATGTCTAGGTCGTTGACCAAACGATGCAGGAAGTAGTTGTGCAACTGAGAGATGATGGTCGGCGAGATGTCGTGCGGCCGCTGACTTGCGATCGTCAGGAAGACGCCGAACTTGCGACCTTCCTTAATGATCTCCTCGAATGTCTCCAGCCTGTAGTCACGCCAGGCCTCGCTCTCTCGTGTCGACTCGGTTGAAAGGATGTTGTGCGCCTCGTCGATGATCAGATTGAGGTAGTGCTCGTTGGCGAGATCTTTCTCCTTCTTTTGGTCGTATAGATGCTTGCACAGGAGCATCGGGATGACCTTCCGCATTGAGAGGTTGACGTCGCGAAGGGAAACGACGATGAGCGGCTCGGAGAACCCATCGTCATCTGTCGCCTTCACGAGCCTCTTGATGTCCGGGACTCTTGTCTCCATGCGCTTGATGAGCGGCGCGAGATGCTCACGGTTCGAGAAGCCGCTAATGATGTCGCTGTAATACTGGAGCACGATCTTGAATCGGATCAGATCGATCCCTGGCTGGATCGCACTGAAGTCCAGCGGCAAGGCCAGCACCCTGTCTCGGGTGAGGGATTCCCATGTTTCGTGGTCAGGGGTGATGTACTGGGGACCCCAGTCTCCCCAGTAGAAGCTCCTCTGAGTCGGGTTGTAGTGCAGGTTCTGTTGGAAGTCGTCGATGAGATCCGTCAGCGCTTGTGGGGCCGCCGTTCCGAGGCAGGTCCGTATCTCCCCGAGGAGATTTAGCACCGTCTGCCGGTCGATCGAGAGATCACTACTCTTCGTGGCCCGCAGAACCATATCGCCGATCACACCGAGCAAGTCTTCCGGTTGCCCGAGCCGACGTTCCCAGTAGTCGTTCGTGAGCACCCGCGCCAGGAACGGCGCCTGGGTCTTTTCAGTTGCGTCAAGGAGCACGGTCCAGAACGCGACGTCCTCGACCGCAGACCTCGGAAGCGGAAGCTTCGGACCACCATCACCCCGGGTCGTGAGAGTGTACTCACGCTTGTTCGAGGGCTCGGTGATCACTGTCGTCGATCGCGTATCATCGTCGTTCTTCGGCGTGCGATCGATGTACTCGCCGTTGAAGTCAACCAAGACGAACTGAGAACGCTCGCGGAATCCCGGCGCCGTAGCGAATCGCTGAAAGAGTTCGTGGTAGATCTTCGCGAGACTATAGGACTTGCCGCTACCAGTGTTTCCGAAGATACCGATGTGGCTCGCGAAGATCGCATCGACACCGATATTGACCGCCTGGGTGGGCTCCATCGCAAGCGTGCCGATGGGCAACGATTCGTCGCCCTCCTGGACAAACGTGTGGATTGCCTCAAACTCGCTCTCGGTGAGAATGAAACACTCGTTGTCCAGCAGTGGCAACTCACGAACGCCGCGAACGAACCTGCCGTCTTCGAGGTAGCCAATCAGGCTGACGTCGAGCGCGCGGCTGAGCACATCGGCGGATCTCCGGTACTCTCTCGACGCTGCGCGGTCTTCCTCCACGCGCTCTCCGTCGACCACTGCCACCAGTTCACTGAACCCTTTGGCGATCTTGACGTAGCTGCCCACAGCAACGTTTCTGACGACGTTCCCCTTGTAGAGCAGGTGAGAACTGTTCTTGAGCTTGTCCACCGCGACGCGGACTCGTCGACCCTCAACCGAGACAACCTTGCCGACACTGAACACGGCGTCGCGCTGAAGGTAAGCGTCATCGTCAGGCATCATCGCCGGCTCCCGATGCGTCGTTTAGCTTCAGTTCAATCACATGGTCGGCTTCAGCTGGGGACTCGGCAAGCAGCGGCGCAAAATAGTCATCAACCAGAACGTCAATGGCGAGTTTCCGCTCTTCCGCACCGTCCGCAGGTGAGCGGGGAGCCACGAGAAGAATGTTCCCGTTCTTAATCTGTTCCTCCGGCAGTAGCTCGCGTACGCGATCACGCGCATCTCGCGAGTAGCAGAAGACGATCACCTGCAGCGTCGGGTTTGTACGTGCTGCTCGCAATACAAGGTCGCGCAAGTGCTCGTCGCGGAACGAGAAGCCGTGGACGAAGAGCGCGCTGTTCTCCTTTTCGAGCTCGTTCGCAAGTCGACGGATCAGTTCGTAGTAGGTCTTGTTCAAGACGGTCGTCGCGAACTTCGTCTTCTCGGGATTGACGATGCTCAGCTCCTCGTAGGCCGCGGCGAATGCCTCTCCCGCGTCGTCGAGGGTCTTACCTTGAGCGGCCTCAAGTAGCTGATCTGCCTTGACGGCGTCGGGGTCTGAGATCGGCAGCAAGCTGGATTCTGAAACTGCAGCGTCGAAGGCAGCTTTCACTTGTCTGACGCTCGAAAGCTCGTGGTCAAAGTAGATCTCGTCGCCCTCCTGGCGCCACGCGGCCGATCCGTGGATCTTGAAGAGGTTCACGACCGGGATCTCGGACCTGTACTCATAACGCGTTCCCTGGCGTAGCCGAAGGGTACCGTACGCGCCAAGATCAAGGCGGGGACGGAGCTTCCCAGCGAAGCCATCATTCGTGTCGATCTCGAGCATTTCAAGGACAACCTCAAAAGCTAGGTCAACATTGGTCGTGAATACATTTGCCTGCTTGCCCAGTAGCGTGCTTCGTCGCCTCAGCAGGATGCGGTTGATCGTGCTGACGAAGCGCGCGTACGACTTGAGTAGGGGGCGCGCGATCGGTTCGCGCGCGCAGAGCGGCAGGTTGGGCAGCAGCACCTTTTCGAAGAAGTAGCCCTGCAAAGAGGCGCGCACGAGGTTTGCTTCCGGGCGGTCGGGAGAGTAATCGCCGATCTCGGTCAGCACGTTCTCGATATCGCCGAGTTGCTCGAAGTAGGGACTAGAGGTGCCGGCGCCGATCAAGAAGTTGAGGTGCGAGTCCTGCACGATCGTTCGCAAGCGCTCGACTGTCAGTCCATCAGCTGGCTCAGCGTTCGCCGAGGGAGTGGTCACGCGAAGCTCGCTCTTTGTCATAGCCTCCACGCTCCCGGTACTGCCCGGTCATAGTCTTCGATACCGATGGCTTCGAAGTGGCGTTTGGCGGACTTGATCTTGGCGAGTTCGGTTGGGCGGAGTTTCGAGCCGTCGAGGGTGCTCTTCGTTTCGCGGATCATGTAGATCCGGTCTTCGCCGTCCTCCTGCTTGATGATCGCCCAGTCGGGGTTGTACGGGCCGACTGGGGTGTCGATCTTGAACTTGGCGGGCAGCTTCATGAACAGCTTGATGTCCTCGCGAGAGTCGAGCAGCTCCGCGAACTGGCGCTCGACGTCGGAGTCGAAGACGACGTAGTCGAAGTCGGTCTTCTGGGTGTTCTGCACCTTGTACATCTGGTCGAGGAAGCGCTCCTTCTCCTCCTCGCCGTCCTTCTGCAACTCACGCAGTTCGTATACCGAGCCCGCGATGCGCTCGTACTGGACGCCATCGACAAGGAGCGCGCCGAGTTCCGCTTTGAGCACGCGCTTGGCCATCGCAATGAAGTCGTTCGGGTTGCCGATGAACTCGCCCAGCCGGCCGCTGCCGATCAGGATGTCGACGATGGTCTTGCGGGTGAGGGAGGTGGCTTCCTGCAGCTCGGTGATGATGTCGGGCAGGTCGTAGCTGCCCTTGAGATCGGCCGAGCGGGTGCCGAGTTCTTCGCCCTTGGCGCCGCCTCGCAACACCTTGACTCCGGCGCGGGTGACCTGGATACGCAGCGCGTCGATCTTCGGCGCTTCACGGATCGCCCGGATGGCGTTCTCAATCAGCTGCTTACGCTCGACCTTGACGCGGTAGGTGGTCTTCTGGCTGATCGTCTCCCAGAACTCCTCGAACTCCGGAGTCGAGTACAGCTGCTTGTTGAGCACGCGCGGCTGACGCTTGCTGACCGGCTTGACATACTTGCCGATGTTCGCGCGCTCGACCAGCTCGATGATGATCGGCTCAGCCCACGCGAAGTCGACCGGCAGACCAAGATCGAAGCCGAGCTGGTTCGGCTGGAACTTCGGAGTGACAACGCCGTCCTTGTCGATGAAGCCCTTGTCCTTGAGGTGCTCCCAGACCAGGACGGAGCGCTGGTAGCCGAACTGGTCGTCGGTGAGCGCACCGTTCTCGTCCTGCAGCGGGATCTTCGAGAACTCAGCCCGGCGCACCCGACCAATCTCGACACCCGCGTCCTTATACTCACGCTGGAGCGCGTCCGCGAACTTCGTGTACGACTCGTTCGCCACGACCGTCAGCGTCGCAACACCACGGTCAGCAACACGGGTGTAGCCGTCAGCGGTCTTGGCGACGGGGAGGCGCAGGCCACGACCGAGCGTCTGGCGGCGTTCAACTTCTTTGCCCATTTCACGCAGGGTGCAGATCTGGAAAACGTTCGGGTTGTCCCAGCCCTCGCGCAGGGCAGAGTGGCTGAAGATGAACCGCACGGGCTCGTTCTCGTCGAGCAGTCGAGCCTTGTCTTGCATGATCAGTTCATAGGCGTCGTCATCGGCTTTCGTCGTGCCAGACGAGTCCTGGTAGGTCGTCATCTTGCCGCGCTTGATCTGGGAGAAGTAGGCCCGGCGCAGTTCGCTCGGCGCCTGCGGCAGCAGCTCCTGGTAGCGCGCGGACTTCGCGCGTTCCTCGACGAAGACCTCGTCGAACCACTGCACGAAGTCACCATTAGCGTCGTCATTGTTCGTGCCATCACCCAAGTAGCTGGCGACCTTGTCGACGAAGAACAGGCTGAGCACCTTAATGCCCTTGGCTCGCAGCATCGATTCCTTGCGCAGGTGCTCGCGAACGGTCTCGCGGATCATCTCCTTGTAGATCGCACCGGCCGAGGCACCGATGCTCTCGCCCTCATAGAGGAACCCGTGGGTGGTGAGATCGACATAGGCAGGCTCGATGCTCATCTCGTTGATGCGCCAGCCCTCGTAGATCGGGTTGTTCGTCAGGCGCTCGTCCGACAGCTCCTGGTGCTGCCTCACGCTCACGACCCGGCGCTCAAGCGAACCATCGGCCTTGCGACACGACAACTCCAGCCGGGCCGACCATGACGGCTCACGCCGCACCTCGACCAGCTTGATATACGGCGTCGCGTCCGCGCCCTGCTGGGCCACCTCGGCTACAACGATCTGCTTCACCAGGCCGAGATCGTGGGCGTCGACCGGGTCAAGCCGGTACACGACGTTGCGCTGCTTCTTGTGCGTCGCGCTGTAGCGCAGGGTGAAGACGGGATCGAGTTCACCGACCGCCGACTGCGACAGCTGCGACTCCATGTTCTGTGGCTCGTCCATGATGACAACCGGGTGGGTCGCCTTCAGGTAGTCGATCGGGCGCAGCCCGTTCAGCTTGTCGCGCGTCTGGTGAATAATGCGGGTATTCGCATTGCCACGGATCGAGTCGATCGTCATGATCAGGATCTGCACGTTCGTGGACGTTGCGAACGACTGCACCTCCTCAGCGCTCTTGCCGCTGTAGATCGAGGCATCGAAGGTGATGCCCCGCGGCTTGTAAAGGTTCTCGAAGTGCTCACGCATGAGCCGGATGCTCGTGCTGACGCCCTCACGGATCGCCACGCTCGGCACCAGGATCACGAATTTCGTGAAGTTGTAGCGGACGGCCAGATCAAAGATCGTGCGCAGGTAGACGTAGGTCTTACCCGTACCGGTCTCCATTTCGATGTCGAAGTCGAGCGCATCGCCTGCAAGCGACGACGCAACCTCGAGGCCGTTGCGATCCTGCACACGCTGCAGGTTCGCGAGAATCAGATCACGATCAAGCACAAGGCTGTTACCGACCGCGCCGACCTCCTGCGTGAGATCGATGTCGAGCGCCGCCTGATCCGAATCGGGCAACGCCGCCGCACCACGCAGGGTCGTGACCAGCTTCTCCGCGTCCTTCGGCTGTCCGTCGAACAGGTCGACCACCGACGCGATCGCATCCAGCTGATACGGCTGACTGGCATCAAACTTGAACCCGCTGCTCATCACGCCGTCCAGAGCTCAATGCCCTTGGCTCTAGCGAGCTGGGCCAGATTAGTCTTGAGTTCGTCGTCGCCCTGGAACGCATCCTCGAGCACGATGATCCGCGTCGGAGATTCGTCAACGAGCGCACGCAGCTGCTCGAGCGTCGGCTTCACGTGCTCGTTCAGGTACGCCAGCACGGCGACATCTCCGTCACGGTCGTGCACAAGCCGGACATCGAGACCACCGACCTCAGCAGGTGAGATCGTCTCAGTCAGCGAGTAGCCCTGCTTGAGCAAAATCTCGGTCAGCAGATCGTCGGCAGTCGCCTCGTCGGTCGCACTGTCACGAAGGCTCAGCAGGTGCTGCTGCAGTGCGTCCTCTTCGACATCGCTCGACAGTCGCCACTTCGAGAAGTTTGAGTCGGCTAGCGTGTACGCGCGGAAGCCAATGTCGAGCGGTTGTTCGCGGAGATCGAGCTTGTCCTGGGCAGTGTTCAGAATCTGGGATCCGGCCAAAGCGATTCTACGGCGCGAGATCTCCGATATAGACATAAACCCCATCTTGCGAGCTACCGATCCATCGGGGGTCGGCTCGGGCAGCTGTACCTGGACGAACCGCCGCCGACCGCCGTCCTTCACGTTCTGAAGCATCACCGCATGAGCCGTGGATCCTGAACCAGCGAAAAAGTCGAGAACGATGTCGTTGTCGCTGGAGGCAAACTCGATGATCTTCTGAAGGACGTTTTCGTCCTTAGGGTTCTCAAAGACAGCTCCGCCCAGCAATCTGTTCAGGCGACCGCTCGCACCCCTGCTATCGACGTAGAAGACACTGTACGGAATCTCATCCTCGGCATCAGTGAGATATCGCTTGTAGGTAGGGCGCGTCGACTCATCGGGACCAAACCGGATCCTGTCCTCAGCCAACAGCTGCTGCATCTGCTCCGGTGCGTACCTCCAGCCGTGCGTAGGCATGCTGACGGCTTTGCCAGTAACGGGATGGAAAACATCGTACTTAGAGCGCGATGTCGGCGAGTTCTTCGACAGGTCTGACGGAAAGTAGACGCCACGAGCGTCCACAGCCGAGTAGTGCTTATGACGCTTCGCAGGCTCATCCTCGCTCAGCTGTCGATACCAAGCACGCAGTCCCTTTTCGACCGCAGAGTGATCGGTCCCGTGAATCTTACGCAGCTTCGCGTAGGTCGCATAGATGTCATCCAGACCTTCTTTGCGCGTCCGCCAGGAACCAACATCAGCAATGAGGCGAGCTGAGTTCCGCGCGTAGACAAGAATGTACTCGTGCGAGGCCGAAATGAGCTTGGAGTCATTCTTTCGACCGGCCGCCCAGACCATCACGCCGACAAAGTTGTTCTCGCCGAAGACCTCATGGGCGATCCGCTTCAGATTCTCCATCTCGGAGTCATCGATCGAGATGAAGATCGCACCGTCGTCCGTGAGCAGGTTCCGCGCGAGCTTGAGGCGCGGGTACATCATGTTGAGCCAGTTGGAGTGGTAGCGGCCCTCGGTCTCGGCGTTCGTCGTGACCTTCTTGCCCTCCTCGTTGACCTGGCGCGTCCATTCGAGGTAGGTGTCGAGGCCCTCCTTGTAGTTGTCCGGGTAGACGAAGTCCTTGCCGGTGTTGTACGGAGGGTCGATGTAGATCAGCTTGATCTTGGCGTGGTAGTGCTTCTGCAGGATCTTGAGCACTTCTAGGTTGTCGCCCTCGATGAAGACGTTCTGCGTCGTGTCCCAGTCCTTGGAGTTCTCGAAGTCGGGCTTCAGCGTCGCCGTGGTCGGCTCCTGCGCGGCACGTAGGGCTCGCTTCTTGCCGGGCCAGAAGAGTCCGAACCGCTCACTACTGTCGGCTACGTCGCCGTCGAGTAGCTCCTTGAGTTTCTCGACATCCACCTTGCCGTCGGCGATGGCCTCGGGAATCAGATCGGCAAGCTGCGCTGCCAGCTCGGTCTGGAAGTTCGGTGTAGTGGATGGTGTTTCGTAGATCTCGTCAGTCATTCGGGTGATTCTCTTTCATGATTTTAACAATTTGCGTCGGGTTTGTGAATGCCCGGTGGTTTATGTGGCGATGCGCCAGCGAATTGTGAACAGGTGCTCGGTCTCTTGGGTTCCCTGGAGTGACTGCTCGATCAGCTCGAGATATTTGTCGGCTTCAGCCCGAAGTTTCTTGCGCGCATCTCGAAAGTCCTCGTCGGCCTCCTCGGCGCGCTGCTCCCACTTGCGGGCCTCTTTCTTGAGTCGTAGCTGCTCCATTGGGTCGTCAGCCTGCCGGGCGAGCTTGCGGGCTTCCTTTTCCTTGGCTCGATACTCGCGGATCTTGCCCTCGTGCTCGGCCTTACGATCCTGCTGGTTGCGATAAAGCAGTTCCTCCTGCTGGTCGTAGTAGCGGGAGTTGCGGCCCTGGACTTCCTTCTCCAGCTCCGCCCGTCGCGCATCAAGGTGCGGCGTGAAGCGTGACTCGTCGATCGCCACCGGCTGCGTCCCGACGTCGATGCATGCGAGGTCGAGGATGTCTGCGACGTATTCCTCGTCGAGCCATTGGCCGTCATCGGTCAGCGCGCCGGCGAGCATGTAGGACTCGGAGATGTCCTCATCGCGTGCCTTCATGCGGAAGGTCGCAACGCTCACCGTCAGCTCGCCGCTCGCGCCTTCCAGCGCGCGGATCGCGCTGCTCACACGCTCCGACTGGCTCAGCGAGAAGGTCAGCTCGCGTGCCGGGGTGTCGTGGGTCTTCGAGGTCTCAACGACGTGTTGGGCCAGCGGGTTCGCGTAGCGGTACTGGTGGGCGTTCTCCAGCGGCTGGGACTTGAAGAAGTAGCGCCCGGTTGGCGCGTCCTTCACCGGCGACTCGTTCAGCACGAAGGTGCGCCCGTCGCCCTCGAAGGTCGCGTACTCGTCCAGCTCGTGCCGGGTCACCGCGAGCAGGAGGCGCTCGAACTTGTTGAGCACCTCGCCGGACTGTGTGTCATACGCCTTGAGGCGATCCTGGACGTGTGGGTCGAGGTTGTCGAAGACCTTCGCCTTGGCGCTGGCCATCTCGCGTGAGATCTCGCCCGCGTATCGTTCCTCCAATTCCTTGAACGCTGAGTCCAACTGCTCGGCGGTCCTGCAGCGGGTGAGGATGTCGCTGATCGTCTTCTCGAAGTCCAGGCCATCCTCGATCGCTCCGAGTACCTCGTCGCTGGCGCCGAACACGCTGGAGAACAGCTGGAACTTGTTCGTCAGCAGCTCCAGGATGCGCTGCTCGGCGATGTTGCCCTTGTTCGAGAAGTTCACGACGACGACGTTGTGCTTCTGCCCGAAGCGGTGCACCCGACCGATGCGCTGTTCGACACGCTGAGGGTTCCAGGGCAGGTCATAGTTGACGAGCATCGAGCAGAACTGCAGGTTGATGCCCTCTGCGGCGGCCTCGGTCGCGATCATGATCGTTCCCTCGGTGCGGAAGTAGTCCACCAGCGCCTTGCGGCGATCCACTGCGGCGATGCCGGTGATCAGGTCGCCGTCCTTGTTCTTCTCCAGCCACGCCTGGTAGATCGCGGTCTGCTCAGGACCGTTGTTCGAGCCGTTGAACAAGACGAGCCCCTCGCCCCGACCGGCCTCACGCAGCGATCGGGCGATGTACTCCTGCGTCTTGGTCGAGTCCGTGAAGATGATGGCCTTCTCGGGAGCGCCCAGCTCACGCAGCCGCTCGAAGCCCAGGTCGAGTGCCTCACCGAGTTTGACGGCCTTCTGGTTCTCCGTGATCGAACGGGCAAGCGCCGCGTACTCGCGCAGCTCGGCAACCTCGGCACGCATCGCCTCAAGCAACGATTCGTCAAGCGGCATCGACGACGGGCGGGAACCGGTGCCGGTTCCGTCGATCTCCTCGGCCTCCTCCAGCTCCTCGCTGGTGATCTCATCGTCGACGGCGAAGTCGGCTGCCACGAGGCCACCACGACCATCGCGGCGCTGCCCGGCCGCGACCTCATCGGCCAGGCGGTTCGCAATGTTCTCCAGCGTGCTCGCGACCGCGTAGGTCGATGACCCGAGGCGCTTACGGATGATCAGGGCAGAGAGGTGACGCTGACTACCTGCAAAGGCGAACAGCTCTTCGCGCTGCAGGTAGTCGTTCACCAGGTCGTAGAGCCGCGTCTCGTCCGGCGACGGGGTGAACTCGACCGTCAGCGGCAGGCGCTTGGTGAAGTGGATGTACTTGTCGGCGTCACGCCGCAGCGTGCGCTTCGAAACCGCCGCGACCCGCTCCACCAGGTCGTCGTCACCGCCAAGGTCGCGGTTCTTGACGTACCGCTCGCGGAACGCATCAAGCGAGTAGAAGTAGTCCGGGTCGAAGATCGACACCAGCCCATACAACTCCTCGAGCTTATTCTGCAGCGGCGTCGCCGTCAGCAGCACCGTCTTATGGGCACCCTTGACGATGTGCGCCACCGCCTCGGCGGCCTTCGTCTTGCCCGTCCAGTAGTTCCGTAGCCGGTGCGCCTCGTCCGCGACCACGAGATCCCACGCCTTGAGCAGCGAGGTCTCATGCCGGAGCGCGAACTCGTAGGAACAGATCAGCACCTGCGCCAAGCGACCGCCCGCAGCTGCAAGCAGCGCGTCCTTCGACTTCGGGTCGAGGATGGCAGACGGGATGAGGAACTTCTCGTACAGCTCCTGCTGCCACTGCTGCCGCAGACTCGACGGTGCAACGATCAGAATGCTGCGGCGGCGCTCGGCCCAGTACTGGGAGATGACGATGCCCGCCTCGATCGTCTTACCGAGACCCACCTCGTCAGCCAGAATCACGCCCGGCAGGAACGGTGTCTGCAACGCGAACAGAGCCGCATCGATCTGATGCGGCTTCGGCTCCACCTGGGCATCGAACAGCAGACCGGCGAGCTTGCCAACGTGGTCGTTGGCGTAGCTGCGCTGCAGCTCATGCGCGTAGTACTTCGCCTGGTGGTCCGTGAGTCGGGAGGCCATCAGCGCACCCCCTGGGCAGGGTGTCGCGAGCGCAACGAAGCCGCGGCGGCCTGGTAGCCGTCGCGGCGGGGTGTTCGTGCCGCTCTGCGCTTCATCGGGTTGTACTCCTCCGCGCCGAGGGCGCGTCTTAAGTTGTGCTCGTAGTGCCGTGTCCTACGGTACCGGCGGCCTCCGACACTGCTAAGGTGCCGCGCCGCTCGGGCGGGTCGGGCTGTCGCAGGCGGGAGCCGGACGGCTCGACCGGGACGCTGCGATCTACCTTCTATTCTCTCATAACCCGCAATTTGCAGGAATAGGAATATCGCGACCCGCTCAAGAATCGCCTGGCGAGAAGCCATTTCAGTATTGTCTCAGTAAGTAGTTCATGGTATATTGCAGAGCAGTAATGTGTCTGGCTTTCCACCACACTATCTTTCAGTCTTTTTGCACCCTCGCGATTCGAGGGGGTGATTTCGGAGCCGCTCAGTAGTGCGTCTGGTTCCGGATCTCTCCCCAGTCGGTTGGTTCCTGTTCGGAGCGATGGTGCTCCTGATCCTGACCTATCTCTATTTCTGGTGGATGGTGATCAAGGCCAGTGCTCACAAGCACGTCTCTCGTGAGAGGGTCACCAATCGGAAGCTCGCCGCGTCCCTAGCTCACGCGAAGCGGAAAGGCAACACGCATCGCTTCCTGATCCAGATCACCACCAAGGGCGGCGCGCTCTCCGTCGTCCAACGCGGCATCGACAACGTCCTCGCCGGCGTCGCCCGCTATCCGGTGCTGCAGAAGGTCGTTTGGGTGGAGATCATCACCGAAGACGCCGACGAGGTCGCCGCACTACGCACCCGCTACCGTAACGCGGTCATCCCGGTGACGCCGTTCCTGCTGCCGACGGACTACCGCACCCCGAAGGACACCCGTCTCAAGGCTCGCGCGTTGGAGTACATGGTCGAGCAGCACCGCGCCACCCCGACTGATTCCTACGTGGTGCACTATGACGAGGAGTCCGTCTTCACTCCCGACAACCTCGCTCGTCTCGTGCATCGCCTGAGCCGTCACCCGGTCGGGATTTCGGAGGGCATAATCTCCTATGGTCTGGACTGGAACGAGACGACCCGCCCCAGTGCTGCGCGAGTTCGTCGAACCAGGGCAGTCCGCGCAGACGATCGAGAAACGGCCCGAGTTCAAGAAGCTTCTGCGCTTCATCGACAGCAACCCTGACGTGAAGTACGTCGTCATCTACATGCGATCCCGCGTGTTCCGCAACCACTTCGACGCCGCCATCGTCAAGCGCAGCCTCCGCGAGAAGGGCGTCGAGCTGATCTCTGCCAAGGAGAACTTCGGCGACGGCTACATGGGTGATGCGATGGAAGCGATCACCGACGTCGTCAACGAGCTGCAAGTTCGCTTGAGCGGGGAAGATATCAAGATCAAGATGGCCCATAAAGTCGAGCGCGGCGGCACCGTGGGATGCGCCAAGCTCGGCTACCTCAACGCCCGCAAAGACTTCGACGGGCGACTCGTCAACACCATCGACGTGGATTCCGTCCGTGCTCCGCTCATCCGGTGGGCGTTCGAGCAGTACTCGACCGGGCAGCACTCGATCATGCAGTTGCAAATCATGCTCGAAGACCAAGGACTGACCACGCGCCCCTCATCGAAGCGCGCGGCCAGGCCACTGTCGACGAGCCAGTTGGCGATGATCCTCCGCGACCCGTACTACACCGGCGTCATCCGCTACAAAGGACGCCTCTACCCGGGACGCCACGAACCGATCATCTCCAAGGAATTGTTCCTCGCCGTGCAGAAGATCCTCGACGGCCGCAATCGCAAGGGTGACCGTGATCGCACCCACTTCCACTTCCTCCGCGGCCTGCTCTACTGCGCCGAATGCAAGGAAGCCGGGCGCGACAGCCGCCTCGTCTACAGCCAGAACACCGGCCACGGCGGCACCTACGAGTACTACCTCTGCACCGCCAAACAACGCGGCCTCTGCAGCATGCCCAGCGTCCGCCTCGACGACGTCGAAGAGGCCGTCGCCAGAGCTGTCGCCGCCGAGGAGTTCCACACCGAGGAACTCATCGAGATCCGCGACCAGGTACGCCACGCCCTCGAAGAGATGCAGTCCCACGAGCAAGAAGAGAAGGACGCGCTCCGCACCCAACTCGCCAAGCTCGAAGCGCAGGAGGATCGGCTGATCGATCTTGCCGCCGATGGCAAGCTCCCCAGCAGCAAGCTCCGCGAACGACTCGAAGCTGTCACCCTGCAGAAGGGCGCCGTAGCCGAGAAGCTCGCACGCACCGGCGCCCGCATCCAGCGCGGCGTCGACCGCGTCTACGCCTCCTTCGATCTGCTTGAGAAGCCCCGCGAGCTGTACGAGAGCCTGCCCGACAGCGCCCGACGCAACCTCCTCGGCGCGTTCTTCACAAAGCTCAACGTCCTCATCACCGAAGATGGCCTGCACCTCACCAGCGAACGGACAGAGATCAACGAAGCGTTCCACGAGTGGCAGACACACCACCGCCTCACCTCGGCCGCACACACGCCGACGAAAACGAAGAGGGCCTCCCGCATTCCTGCGGAAGACCCTGCTTCGGTGCCGTACCGACTTACTCAGTCCAAAGGTTTGAATAAGCCTGTATTGGTCGGGCTGACAGGATTTGAACCTGCGACCCCTTGACCCCCAGCCATCGGCAGCGTGTCCGTGGCTGTCCACCGAAAGCCGAAACACGTAGCCAGAGCCAACTACGCACAGCCGCGGATATCGGCGGACAAACACAAAAGGTGTGCGGAATGGTGTGCCAACCGGTCCCCGGAACCGACCGAGGAATCCGCAGAGGTATCTTCTGCTCACCTGAATGAAAGGAAACTCATGTCCACCCAAACCAACCCTGACAACCCGTCGCGTGCAGCCTTCGAAGAAGCCATGCGGCAACTGCTGAGAGAGTCCGGCATGACGCAAACCGAGCTCGCCCGCAGGACCGGAATTCCGTACATCACCTTGAACCGGCGATTCGTCGGCGGCAAGGGGCGCTGCTGGCTGGTCAGTGAGATAGCCGAGGTGTGCCATGTGTGGGGCGTGTCTTGGGCGTCACCTATCGAGCGCGCCAGCCTCATTGAGAGCCAACAGTCACCCGCGGTCTGCGTCTAACGCTGGGTCGTCATCTGGTGACGACCCTTCAGCCGCCGCCAGGGGTATCAATCTGATTGACCCCCTTCATCTCGGGGTCATTACCGAAAAGTCCGGCCATCTCCCCGCGCGCGAGGCTGACAGAAAGCGAACCCCCGACGGTTTTCCAGGCCGCCGGGGGTTCTGTTGGTGGTGGATGCCAAAAAACCAAGAAAGACCATCCTCCACCAGGCTTTCGGATCCGCAGGTCGAGGCCGTTGTTATCTCTAACGATGGTCCGTAATCCGAAAGCCGGTCTATGGGGGTTCAGGTGATGCGTTTCACGTGGACCTCGATGCCGAGTTGCCAGACGTTCGGGGTGCCGGTCACGGTCCAGCGGGTCGCGTCCATGACGATCTTGTCGCCGTTGCTCGGGATGTAGGAGCCGGGCGGCAGGTAGACGGCCCCGCCGGTGGTGACGGTGACCGCGGCCCGCAGGTCGATCGTCGACTTCTCCGGGGCGAGCAGGCAGCCGGGGACGGCCGCGGCGAAGGTGTCCGGTAGCGGGTTGCCGTACTTGTCCTGGCCGCCGGTCTTCCAGATCTCGGCTGTGATGCGCTCGATCATAGGGCTTTCACCCGGTACCGGTCGAGGATCTGGCGTTCCATCAGGGTGAACCCCTGCCAGCCGGCCACGGTCTCGGTGAACGGGCCGGTGACGGTGGTCTTCTGTAGCCCGTCGGGGTTGGCCAGTACCCGCGCGATCACCGAGTAGATCACCGTCTGAATGTCGGAGGGGCATCCCCAGCCATCCTCGTGGAATCCTCGGCCGCGGGTGTAGCCCCGGACCAACTCCAGAACGTGCGGCAGGACGGCGCCGGCGCGGGCGATCAGGGCGGCATCGTCTGGCCGGCCCATCCATTCGGCCGCGCCGGTCGCGTAAGGTCCGGGCATCATGGTCAGGCCCGGGTGATTCCGGTGAGGGTGACGATCGCCTCGGGGTTCAGGGGTGCGGCGTCGTAGCGGGCGACCACGCGGATGGCTTGCTGGTCGTAGTCGGCGAACCGTTCGGTCAGGATCTTCACCGAGGGCGCCAGGTCACGGGCCACGGCGATCTGCGAGAAGTCGACCAGGGCGGCGCGGCCGGTGACGGTTCCGCCGGTGGTGTCGGGCACGCGGCTGGACACGATGACGGGGCATCCCCACAGCCGGAACACGCCGTCGGCGGTCGGGTCGGGCTGCAGCAGGTACTGCCCGGTGGTGTCCTTGACCTTGCGCAACGAGACGAAGTCGCCGGGGGTCAGCAGCCACTTCAGGGCGCCCATGTTGACGTTCGCGGACAGGGCCAAACCCCAGGCGGTCAGCAGCGCGTCGAGGGTGAGCGGGCCACCGACGGCCACGTTCTGGGTGTCGGCGTAGGCGAACAGGCCCTTGGGTGTGGTGACACCATCACCGAGGGCGGACAGGAACTGAGTGTCGAGCTTGGCGGCCACGTCGTTGACCAGCCGGTCCTTGATCGCGGCGTCCAGGCTGACGACCGACTGCCGGGCCAGCTCGTTGCTGTAACGGGTGATGACCTTGATGGACTTCATGGTGCTGGGCAGCATGGTGACTTCGGCGAAGTCGAGGTCTTCCTCGGGGATCTGCTCGTTCTCGGCAACGAAGCCGAGGTCGTCGGCGATCGATGCGCCGTTCTTCGGGATGCGGATCGGGCCGGAGGTGTCGAAGATCTTCGGGCCGGCGGCGAGGAAGACGGACTTCTCCTGCAGCGGCTGGACGAGGGTCTGTAAAACCTGCTCGCGGGTGAGTTCGGTAGCGGTGGTGGTGTCGATGGCAGTCATGATGGTCTCCTGAATGGTCAGTTTCAACGGTGAACGCTGACCGCCAGGGCCCGAAGCGATAAGGGCGCCGGGTACCTGACCCGACGCCCCCACTATAGCATCACATGGATGCTGGTATCACATAGATGCTGTCATTCCCAGCCAGGTGCTACCCAGATGTCGCCGTCGTCCTCGAGGTCGTCGACCTTCATGACCTCGGGCTTCCGAGGTGGTGGCGGGGACAGCCGCTCGAGGGCAAGGGTGATGCGCATCAGAAGGTCGAGGACCATCACGTAGTCGCCGTCGGTCATCGTGCACCTGCCCTCAAGATGGCGGCCAGGTCGACGCTGCCGGCATCGGACTTGCCGGCACCCTGCCCGATGTCGCCGCGCGGAGTGCGGGCCGCGTAGTGCGGATGGGCCTGCAGTAGTTCATCGATCGCGGCGTCCAGTTTGCTGGGATCGTTGAACAGGCTTTCATCGTAGGGTAAGTCGCTCGGGTCTGCCAGGCGCCCGGTGGCGGCTACCCGCAGCGTGAACACCTCCCGGGCCAAGTCAGCGGCCTTCTTGGCCTTCACGCGGGCCTCAGCGGCCTCCTGGCGTAGCTTCTCCACGTAGCTGCGGGGGAAGGTGTCCTGCTCGGTCTCAGCGTCCTCAGGCGGTGCCTCGGGGGCCTCCTGCTCGGTGTGGATACCCTCAGCGGCCTCAGGCGGTGCCTCAGGGGCCTCCTGCTCGGTGCTTTCACGGGATTCCGGGATGGCGGTCGTCGGGGTCTGTTCGGCGGTCATGGTGTCCTCCTAGATGGCGTTGTTGATGGTGCTCATGGTGGTGATCTCGGTGATCTCGGCGTCGGAGTAGCCGAGCTTGCGTAGGGCGTATTCGCGGGGCAGGATGCCTGCCGCCGCGAGTTTGGTGGCCGCGTCGGCCTCCTGAGCGACCGATCGGGTGGCAGGGTCGGCCCAGGACACGCGGGCCCGGACGGTGGCAGGATCTTGCCCGGTACGCACGGCGACCATGAGCCGGGCGACCTGCTCCCAGCTGCGGCCGAAGGTGCGTTGGCGGGCCTCGGCACGGGCCGTCAGAGACGCCTCAGAGGCTCGCAGGGCGTCCGCTGAGGCGGGCTGGTCACCATGCACACCGAGGTAGTGCGGCGGCAGCCCAGACACGGCCGACAGCTG